CGGTCAATCCCTCAGTCACCTCAATAGGTGTCAAGGCATCTATCTCCTCTGGCGTAAAACCCGTCAAGTCAAGGTCAAAGCCAAGTTCTGCCAACTCGCCCATCTCTAAGGCCAGCATCTCGTTGTCCCACCCTGCGTTCATGGCTAACTTGTTGTCAGCAATGACGTAAGCCCGTTTCTTGGCATCCGACCAGTCCCTTGCCACCATCACGGGTACTTGGGTCATCTTCAGCCGCTGTGCCGCCAATGTCCGTCCGTGCCCTGCAATGATGCCGCCGTTCTCGTCCACCAAAACAGGCGTTGTCCAGCCCCATTCCTTGATGCTGGCAGCAATCTGGCTGACCTGCTCCTCGCTGTGCGTTCTGCTGTTCCTGGCATATGGAACCAATTTCTTGATGTCCCACTGCTCAATCGTGTCTGCTGGATTCATGGTTTCCCCAAAAAAAAGGGGCCGAAGCCCCAAGGCTGGCAACTGCGAAATGTCAGCGCCTTCATTCTATTTCAGGAACAGGAACCTCTTTGGGCCACTGTCCACTGTCGGTTAGCTTCTGGACGGTCTTGTAATGGGCTACCTTCCAAGCCGTTTGCCGTTCGGCCTTTGACCACCTGATGCCCATATCAATGTCGTAATGGCAGTTCATACAAAGAGCAGCGGTAAGATTGTCGTCAGCTTTGATCCCTCGACCCTTGCCTCCACCCCAGTTTGAGTGTGCTGCCTGGACACAGAAACCCGATCCACAAAGCTGACAGTCGAGGCTTGCCACCAGTTTGAGCAATTTCTTGCTGCGGATGTAGTTGTGTTTGGGATACATCATTTGGGCAAATCGTAAAAAGTCACCCCAAGCTCGGTTGCTGCCCATGCCTCGACCTGGCTGCAAAACTCGCTGAACTCTATGGTTGTAAGGTTTGTCGAACTTTTACCCACGATTGAGCCGTCCGGTAACTCAGTTACACCCAAAAACTTGCGCTTGGCTAGTTCGTGCCATGCCTCGGGTTCATACTGCTGGCCTCCGACCTTGGCTTGTTCGGCAATCTGGGATAAAACACCGCGGCCCCAATATCGGCGATTCTGGGGGCTTGTTCGCTTTTTGGTACTCAGGGTAAGGATCCACTTCGTTTCCCCGTTTAATCGGCCTTTTAAGAAGGGATAGAGGCCATCTTGGATGTCTCTCCATGCCTGGATGCGGTCAACCAGTTCAATCTCAAACTTTTCAGTCATTCCAAACACTCCTTGACCATTACCTCAACACCAGATTCTGAGGCGTAAACCTTGGTTATGTGGTGGTTGACAATCTGGCAGTCGTCCACGTAAACAACCCCGTTTAGCCCATCTTCCACTGCTTTCAGGATGTTGGACGAATCTGGCTTCTTGGTGGGCTTCTCTTGACCGCTGAGACAAGCCTCACGGCGTTTCTTTGAATACGACTTGGGGATTGCAGTGCGGATGTACAAAAACATGGTCACTGGGGTTTCCAAGGGTTCTTGCGATCCCATCGCCAGTCGTCCCGCCTCTCGGATTCTGGTTTCATAGTCCACCGTTTTGGCAGGTGTGTAGGTGCGGACAAAGTTGCCAACACGCCTGTGCCGTGCCCTTTGTTTGCCAACAGGGTCACCATCAACGCTGAAAGTCACCATAAAGGTCATAAATATCTTTCTTTATCTGGGTTTAGATAATTGACTTCGTTGCCTGTACATCTCGGCAATCAAGGTATTTAGACCATCCTGGCCGCGTATCTTCGCTATGTTGGCCTTCGTGACCTCCCACCAGTGCTGCGCCATCGATGCACCCACTTCGTTGGTTTTGTCCCGATAGCGTCGTATCCACTCTCGCGCTTCGCATTCCCGCATAAAGGTCACCTGTGGCGAACAAAGCGGCGCTGATTTGCTCAAGGGAATAAGTTTCTCCATCTTTCAGCCGATCAAGTAGTTGGTTTGCCTCTATGCGGTTCATCGAATCACCTGCCGCCAAGCATCGCGCTGGATTTTGCTCAAGACTTCGCCAGCTTCCTCTCGGGCCTTCAGCTTATAGGCCCAATGCCTTGGCTCGACAATGACGCCCACCTTCATGTCTTTGATGACCTCCAGCTTCTCAGCCCTGGTTAAGGTTGCCCCTGTGCGCGGAGGCTCCCAAGCCTGGCGCTTAGCAAAAGTCGGCAAGGATCCAGCCAAACCCCTGCTGTGCAAGCCAGTAGTCACGCTAGGCCAATCCCTCGGGGCCGAGGCTGCGTGATAAGTGCAAAGGCGGCTACCAAAATTGACAGACCACTCCATCGGGCAGTTATTGGCCGAGCAAAGCAAATCGGTGTGTTCTGGTTGTTCGGGTTCTTTTTTCCAATTGTTAAACGCCATGATATTTGCCCTCAATGATTTTTGCGAAGTTGGTTGGTTTGATGATCCACTCTAGGTCGGCAGCAAAGGCTCGACCATCCTTGTGCTGGATGCGGCCTGTCAGGAACTTTGATTTACCCACGTGCTGGAAGAAGTCTGACCACCAGTTCAAGACATCCTTGGTGTCAATCTGCTTCTCTTGGGCAAGTTCAGCAGCCACCTCTCTCCACCGCTGGCGCAAATAACCCTGTCTAGCAGCGTTCCAGACTTCCACCCTCCGCAGGGTAGGCAAGTGCTGGTGATAACGCTCGACAACGGCTTTATGGTCACAAACTGGTAAACCATCTTTGACCTCGGGTTCGCCGTCAGGCGGACATATATTGGTATTTACTTGGTTATTGGTTATTGGTTCTTGGTTAGTGGTTATTGGTTTATGGTTAGGTGGCGCTCCGTCAACGGGTTGTGTACGGTTCGTGCTGTTTAGCTTACGCTTCGTCTCACGTTCAACAGCGATTCGTTTATTGGTGTCTGCTTTTTCGTGGTACTCGAGCAATTCTTGGAGTATGCGGTCTTGCACATACTGACCATCTTTGTCTAGGTTAAAGAACCGACTTAAAACAAACTTGACCGCCTCAACCTCTGCCTCAGTGCTGGCCCAAGTCCACTCAATCGCTTCCTCAAGTGTGGGGAACTTTTCACGGTCATAGCACGAGTCGATCAAGAGCGTGTACGCACCGTGCTGAAGCATGGTGAGCCTTCCGCATTTCTTGGCATAGTCGCCAAGGTTTCGTTTGTAGTAATGCATCATGGCCTCCAGTCAGCAGAGCCGCACACTTGCAAAACAAGGTATCGCTCGGTCTGGAACTTTTGTGCAAGGCGCGTGGCCTCTTTAAGAGCCTCATCAAACGAGTCGTGATAGCAGGAAAACCTGAACGACTTGGTTGATCTAGCTTGACGCATAACGACAAACTTAGATGCGATGTTTTCGAGGGGGTTTTCGCCAATGTGCTTTGGCTTTTTGAGGGTGAGTGTTGCCACTGTGTAACCTTACTTCATAGGTTGACTTCACTAAAACACTGATGGCAGGACGGTGAAGAATCGTCTTTTCGGGAGCTACCCTAGCCGTGTCAGAGAAAATTATAGCCTATCAAACCACTCTGGTCTAACAACCATGAGTTGATACAGCCGACCAGATGGCAGCGTCTTCCATTGCCAAACCGCACCACGGGTCACTCCCAGCAGTCTTGCCAGTGCAGCCTGTGAGCCAGCCCGTTTGATCGCTTCATCTTTGGTCATTCGTCCATTCTACTACACAAACCAACAGTGTTGCGTATTAGGGAATCTACCTAGATTGTTTGTGCAAAAACTCTTGACGACTGTGCAGAGGGCTATACAATAGCGTCATGCCCTAGCAATTCCGCAGAGGGTCTTTTTAGGAGCCACCATGAACAAACTTCAAGAATTTGAAGCACTCGCCGCAGCATACAGCGATGAACCCCGCACCCGACTGGCCTTCCACCTCGGATTGCTCCAGGGACACATCCGCAGCCAAGACCACCTGATCGCGATCCTTGAACAAGAGATCCGACAACTCACCCTCGAAATCAACCAGGAACAAGCATGAAGAACATTGCCACGGCACTGGTCAAAGCACAGAAAGACTTTGGCCCTGCTCTGAAAAGCAGCACTAACCCACACTTCCGCAGCCGATATGCTGACCTCTCCGCCTGTGTTGAGGCAGTCATTGAGGGGCTGAACGGGGCTGGTATTGCCCTCATCCAGCGCACCAGTGAAGACCACGTTGGCGTAACTGTGGAAACAGTCTTTGTCCATGAGTCAGGCGAGATGCTGGAGTGCGGCAAGTTGCACGTACCTGCCAGCAAACAAGACCCACAAGGGTACGGTAGCGCACTGACATACGCACGGCGTTACTCCCTGATGGCCGCTTGTGGCATCGCCCCAGAAGACGACGATGGAAACGCAGCTAGCCGTAAGCCATCCGCACCAGCACCAGACATCACTGACCACCTGTCAGCGATTGAGGCAAGTGCCACCAGCGATGAACTGGCGACACTTTACAAGGCAGCACTTGAGGCTTGCCAAGGCAACCAGGCTTTACAGGCCAAGGTTATTGCAGCGAAAAAAGCGCGTGTCGAACGTGCCAAACAGGAGAAAGCATGAGCGAAGAACAAGGAACCGAAGGCTGGTTTGCGGATCGTCTGGGCAAAGTGACTGCCAGCCGCCTTGCAGATGTGTTGGCAAAGACCAAAACGGGTTATAGCGCCAGCCGTAACAACTACATGACGCAGCTTGTGCTGGAAACCATCACCCAGTCCCGAGCCGAGTCTTACACCAATCTTGCAATGGCTTGGGGCACAGAACAAGAGCCTTTTGCCCGAGCAGCGTATGAGGCCAAGACAGGCCAAATGGTCGAGGAAGTGGGGTTTCTACCTCACCCCAAGATTGCGCTTGCTGGAGCCTCTCCTGATGGCCTTGTTGGGGATTCTGGAATGGTGGAGATCAAGTGCCCATCAACCTCTACGGCATTGGAGTGCTGGCTAACCCAATCGCAAGGTGGGAACCCCGTGGATGGTAAGTATTTCGCTCAGATGCAGTGGCAGATGAGATGTGCTGATCGGTCATGGTGCGATTACGTTGTATTCGACCCCAGGATGCCAGCTAAGGCACAGTTGTTTGTGACCCGTGTCGAGCGAGATGACGCATGGTTAGCCAACGCAGAAGAAGAAGTCGTCAAATTCCTTGCTGAGATGCAAGACAAAGTAGAAGCCCTGAAAACCATCATTGGAGAATGAAATGTCAAAAGTCATCAAAGAGATCAGTTGCGTTGTTGGTGAATACACCAACAAGGACGGTCAAACGAAGAAACGCTACCAGCGCATCGGTTCAATCATTGAGACAAAGATTGGCCCAATGATCAAGATGGACAGCATCCCTCTGCGAGAAGGTGGTTGGGACGGTTGGGCATACATCAACGACCCCAAGCCCCAAGAGGGTCAACCTCGCCGCCAAGCCTCTGGGTTTGACGACATGGAATCTGACGTACCCTTTTAAGGAGTAACCATGCACGACTTGTTTCAAAAAATCTTTGGCACTGAACCTCGAAAACTGGTTCGCACTGACGATCCCGACACAAGTCGTGCGTCATCCAATGCAGTCGATACCACCAAGCTGGAGGGGATGGTTTACGAAACCATCAAGAAGTTTGGCGACCAAGGATGCATCAGCGACCAGGTGTTGGCCCTGCATCCCGCCTACCCTTACTCATCCATCACAGCCAGGTACAAGGCACTGCTGGACAAGGGTTTCATTGTGGACACGGGTGAGCGCAGAAAAGGACAGTCAGGTCGCGGTCAGCGTGTTTTAAAAGCCTTGGAGGTGTAAATTGAACTACACATGGCGAAGTCTTAACAGCGCGTTAGCCAGTATGTCCGAGCAGCAGGTCAAAGAACTGTTGGACGAAGAAATCAAAGGCGCGCGCCGCATAAAGATGTTGGAGCGTCTGCATCAGCGTTACAACACTTTGCGTGTAGCCCGTGAGCGTAAAGAACTCTTTACAGGAGATGTCGCATGACCCAAGAAGAAAAAGATGCACTGAGAGACAAGATTTGGGATGAACATGCCAGTGGCTTAGACGGTTCACCAGATGAACCAGAGGAGGAAAAATGAAAGTTCTTATTGCTTGTGAATACAGCGGAAAAGTGCGAGACGCTTTCCTTGCCGCAGGGCATGAGGCCATGTCTTGTGATCTGCTGCCAACTGAAACGCCAGGGCCGCACTACCAAGGTGACGTACTCGACATTCTTGATGAGGGCTGGGATTTGATGGTGGCGCACCCACCATGCACTTACCTGTCTGTCAGCGGGATGCACTGGACGACAAGAGGGCTGCGCGACCCAAAGTTGACAGAGGACGCGCTGTCTTTTGTGCAGCGTTTGATGGATGCGCCGATTGACCGTATCGCTATTGAGAATCCAATTAGCGTCATTAGTAGTCGCATCCGAAAGCCCGATCAGATTATCCAGCCTTGGTGGTTTGGGGAAGATGCCAGCAAAAAGACCTGCTTGTGGTTAAAGAACTTGCCCAAGCTGGAGATGTATTACCCAAGCGTAGTTGCACCAAAAGGTTGGCAACGTGTAATGTGCGCCGCCGACATGGTTGATTGTGATGAGTGTGGTGAGCCGTTCTGTCCTGAGCATAACGAGCATTACGCTGATTGCCCCTGCATTGGGCCAACAGAAGATGACGCCACCTTGAAGTTTGTGGACGGCGTTATGTTTGGCACACGCGAAGTGCCAGCGCCAAAAATGATTTGGGGAAACCAAACCCCAAGCGGTCAAAACAAATTAGGGCCAAGTGCAGACAGATGGAAGATTCGTAGCGCGACTTACCAAGGTATTGCGGATGCTATGGCAACAAAATGGGGCGCTACAGATCGTCGGGCCAGTCAATGGGCCTCGTTTGTTGCGCTATGAAACAACCTATCCGATAAGGAGAACGAATGAAACACGATCATATTACCTACCGTCACCCACGCACCCTTGAGGAGGCGTTTGGCCCATATGAACGCTGGGGCGAAGTGGTCGAGAAAGATGCCCAACCAGAGATGGATTGGGAAGACAAAGCAGTCTTGTGGATGGCTCCTGTTGTGGTGATCTTCTTGATTGTCTTGTTTGCCTTGGAGGTTGTATGAACGAAACCTGCCCTAAGTGCGATTCAGAAGAATACGACACGATCAAATGGTCGTGGCAACAAGGAGTTACACCTTACGACGACTACTACGTCTGCTGCTGTTGTCAGCATGAGTGGAGTGAGGAAGAAGTTGGAGAGCAACCATGAAGTACCTCGCCGCAATCTGGCTGGTGCTGACCATTGGCATTGGCTATGAATTGACAGGCATGGCTTTTGTCAAAGGCTTTGAACAAGGCTATCAGGAAGGGCTGAAAAGGGCGCTCATGTCCCCGCAAGCCTTGGAGACTTGCACCAAGTGGTGGTTTAACGGCAGTGAGCCACGGGCCAAGCAAGCAATGGATCAATACTGCGACAGGAGATGAAATGACCGCACGAGAACAATTTGAACTCGACCACTTCGGCATCAAGCCGGGCAAGGTGGGTCGCAGGTATCACGCCGCCGCAGCACTGCCACCAAGCGCATGGCGCAGGTCTTTGAAGGGCTGGGTGGCACTGGCCCTTGGCTGGGTGCTGGGCACACTGTTCGGCGTGGTGTTGGTGCTTGTTTGGGAGATGATGAAATGAGCGTCACCCACACAAAGACAGGCGCTAAGCGTCACCGTGTTGAGACGCGCTGGTTCCGCCAACCGTTGGTGGTGTTGCAAATTGAGTGGCACGCCAAAGGCTATTCGCCCGGCCCGTATATAAATACTGGGCACGACGTGGACTACAAATACTGGCGAGACGCGCAGGTGGAAGACATAACCGAGGAGAACACATGACCACACAAACCGAAGCCGAACGACTGGCTGATCAGTTGGAAGACCCGGTGAACGCAAAACTGTACCTAGCCCCCTACATTGCCGCCGAACTGCGCCGCTTGGTGTCGTTCAACCAGCAACTGATGGACGAAGTGGCACGGTTGCAGAAAGCCGTTGCTGACGAGCGTGAGGCGTGTGCGAAGGTGTGTGACACGCACACTGTTGATGACGTTCTCGTTGGGGTTGGCATAGCCCAAAGCTGCGCCGCTGTAATCCGAGAAAGGGGAAACACATGACCACACTAACTGAAATACTCAACAACCCGGAGGAGCACTACCCCGGCAACTTCGACACACCACAACGCGCCAATGCGTTGCTGACTGGCCTGTGTCAAGACGCGGCAAATGAGATTGAAAACAACGGGGTAATCATTGAATACCACGAGTCACTGCTACTGCCAACGGTGTTGGGGTGTCTCGATATTGTCAAAGCACAGCTACTCGCTGATCACATGGATGAGGAGGACAACACATGAAAACCATCAAAGACGAACCAGCAACACCCAAGCGCGGTCGGCGGGTCACGGTCGAACTGCAACCGGGCGAGCAGCTCATGGCATTCAGAGACAACGGCTACTACAAGCTGGGCGGACAGGTTGACGAAGTCATGAAGGGCCACGTCATCACCGAGTCGTATCAAGTCATGTGGTGCAGCATTGGACAGGAGTGGGTGTCATGAAAGCCATCTACATATCCGACGGCACGACGCAGATCGTTGAGCGCCAAGGCGACATTGCCGAAGTGACCACGGGACCGGGGTATCGCCACCCGGGAGAGACGACATGTCGGGTCACGAACACCGGCAACGGCTACATCGCCTTCTTCCCTGCGCCGAACTGCACGAAGCAGGATTACTACGTGGTCCTCGACTACACACAAGCGTATGACTTGGTGCTGGGCCTGTCCATGTTCAAGAAAGAGTTGGGGTTCGAAGATGAGTGACGGAATGTTTGACGATGTGCCATTGATGAACAAGGCGCGAGACAAGGCGTGGGAAGCTTTCACCAAGCGCAAGAACGCCGCCACCCTGTTCACCGATGACAAAGACTTTGAGTTCCCGCTCAATGGTGGGTTCTACGCCATGTGGTGCGTATGCTGGGCCAAGGCGTGGGATGCTGGGTTCCATAAAGGCGCTGAGTCGAAGCCCGAGGTCTGGGCTGGGCTGACGGATGAGGAACTGATTGCCGCCATCTACGAACTAGAAGGGTTTGCCTTTGGCTTGGACAACGGCAACATGTCTGACGGGGCGGTGCTTGAGTACGCACGGATTGTTGAGGCCAAGCTGAAGGAAAAGAATACATGATCAACCGCTTCATCACATGGTTGCGCCGTGATGATCAGCTACTTGAACCGCTGCGCAGAGAGATTCAACAGAAGGAGAAGAACATGGAATGGGACGACCTGCAGAAGATTTGTTTGTATGTGATCTACATCACCATCATCATTGGGTTTGGCTTGCTGATTGGTATATGGGTAGCATGATGGACTCAAAAACCAAACGCATTACCCTGCCTGTGTCCAAAGACATCGACTTGATCCGCAACCGACTGCAAGCAGACATTGGGGTCAAGATGACTTATACACAGGTTTTTAACTTCCTTGTCCACTTCTACGTTGAACGGGCAAACGAACCCAAGACCAAATGGAAGTCACTGTCGTGAGAAAAAAATCTAAGTACAAGCCTCGCCAGGTATTGCAGAACCCCCTCGGCTTTGTGTTGGAGAACATCACCCCGATTACCCAACACGAAGACTACCTGCTCAACTTGCAACTCAAAAACAGTTCGGCAATGGAACGCCTCTTAAAAGGCAAGGCCACCAAGAAAGATATGAACACCCTGATTGCCATGTCAAACATCACCGAGGCTTTGCAAATGATGGGGTTTGGCACAGAGTACAAAGAGGTGGCAGTGGATGGACGCGAGGCGCTTATCGGCATCATCATGAGAGCCGTTAAGATTTTGCGATTTACCCCAACAGGAAAAGAGATCCAGTCTCTCAATATGCTGATGGAACTGCACGATGCCCAGATGGATGTAATCACCGTCAAGTCAATGGATGAGGCCATCAACCTAGCCAAGAAGCAAATCATCCTGAGACGAGCAACTGTCTTGCCTGACGTTGAACTAACCTAAAGACTATTTTGATCCCAGAAACCATCGACCAAAAGCGCAGTAAGCAAAACCCTTGGGGGCTTACGCCTCACCAGTGCATGACCATCCGATTAGTCTGCCAGCACGGTGGAACCAAAAGGGCAAGCCATGCAGAAGACTTGCCTTTGCGAACCTTAGAACATCACCTGCTGATGAGCCGAAAGACAATGCAGATGTACGGCAGTGACATTCGGCTTTTTTTAGAGTTCGACAGGTGGGTCAGGCAACCAACCCAGGCAAGTAAACGGTCTTCCCGCCCTGCTTTGTCGCAGTCATTACCTGTTTCTTGAGGTTGCTGGGGTCATACGACACATGAACCCACCCAGAGTCGGGGATGCCGGGGGTGTAGAACTCCAAGATCAACTGGGTGAACTCAAGATTGTCCTTAACCCACTCAGCTAGTTCAGCATTGGCAACACCGGGGATTTCCAGATCAGCAGCCATGCCCTTGCAATGATCTGATGTGCGTGAGCCACCGACCTTGGCGTTAACGTCAGGATGGCGAAAGCCTGAGTTAATGTGGACGCCTTTTTGGAAGTGGTCGCGAATGGGTTGGAGAATCTTGCCAGCCAACTCGGTCAAGTTGCCGATCTCAGCAGGGCCAGGGTTGTTTTCCATGTCGTGCCGGGCAGCAGTTTCAGACTTGGTGAGTTCGTGGAGGCTAAAGTTTTTGGTCAGTTGGGTCATGGTCAAACTCCATCAGGGGTGTTGGTTTCAGGCTTCTTGGGTTTACCGTTGTCAGTGTTCAAAGCCAACAGGGTTCCCAGAGAGCCAGTAATAAACGTGGCAATGGGGAACAACAACTCAAAGAAACGGGCATCGTTGGGGGCCATTTGACCCATCGGCTGGGTCACGAACACCAGCGAGTACAGAACCGTGCCGACAATGCCCATCAGGGTCATGGTCATGCCAATCCCGATACAAAACTTCAGCTTCTCATCCAGAGTCGATTCTTTCATTTTGGTTGCCCTAAAAGGTCTTTGGTACAAGTCCCATCCGCTTCACAAGCAGGGGGTTCACATTTCGGCTGACCGAAATTCTTGGGGTCTTGGCAGGGGTAGCGGAATTGATCGTCGCACCCAGTCACCAAAAGCAAAAAAAAGATGGTGGTGATTGTTTTCATACGTCCCTTGCAAACCAAAATGCAGCGCCAATGATGAGGCCCAAACCACCCAGCAAAGCAATGATCAGGATGATCGTGGCAATGTCTTTGATGCGGTTAATAATCCGCTGCTTCTTTAAGACCTTTTCGCGCTCGGCCTCCTCGCGTCTTCGCTTGGCATCCGATTGGAATTTGAGCCAGTCAGTCCACAGACCACCGCGACCTGAGTAAATCATCATTTCTTTGAGTTCGGCCTCCTGCTGCTTGAGTTTTTCAAGCGCCATGAACTCTTCAAGATCACCACGGTCAGAGCCACCTTTGGCTGCGGCCTTCTTTTGAATGGCATCTTTGTTGTCAAAATACTTAAACAGCGCATCCCCAGCCGACATGATGTCGCCTGTGTTTTGCACACATTCCCGAATAACCGAGAACGCGGCATTAGCGGCTGCAAGTTCAAGTAGCATGATGTTTTATCGGGTCAATCGCCCAATATCCCTGTGGCAGAACCAGTAACAGCGGCGCCAGTCAACAGACCAGTTTGTGGGCGCTTCATTCTGCGGTTGAGTTCATTCAAGATGGCTGTTTGCTCAATCCTGTCAACACTGAATAAGCGTTTTTGCAAAGCCTCAGATGTTTCACCGCTGATGCCCCTTGCCCGAGACAGAAATGCTTGACCACCAACCTTCAACGCAGAGGTAACTGGGTCTGGTGATGCCGCTGCTTGTGCCAAACCACCAAGGAAGTTTGCATCTTCCTGAACGGACAGGTTTTCTGCTGTGCGTGAGCCACCAAGGATGCGCTTTGAGGTCGCACTCTGTTGGCCCAAACCCTTCACAAACTGAGAAAACTCAGTGTATGACTCTTGGTCTGGAAAGGCATTACGCAACAAGAGTTTCTGGTTATCAGACTTGAATATCTGTTTGGTAAAGTCGCCGCCCTTAAAGTTGCCCACACGATTGTTGATGTCAGCCATCACGCCCAAGCGAAAAGCCTCCTTCTCGTCTGGATTCAATTTTTTAATTTTGGATGCGGCTTCTTTGGGGTCTAACTTCTGGTAGTCCTCACCCATCTTGAAGGCATTTTTAATGCGCTCTGCATCAGCAAACTCTGCGTTGGCTTTGGCATATTCAGGATTCAAAGACTTGATGAGGTCGTTAAACTCGTTCTTAACCTTGACCACATCACCACCGTAACCAGTCATTTTTCCAGTTACTTTGTCGGTTTCAGCATCAACAACACGATCAAGACCAATCTTGATCTGGTGCAGTATGTCAGTGGGGACTGATTGAGCATTGCGGATGGCACTCAGGTCGGGCAAGGTTTGACCAAACACGCCAGCACGTTTAACAGCCTCTTCATATGCTTTTTCAAACACGGGGCGATCCACATACTTTCGGAATGGAACAGCGTTAACCGCGCGGCTGTACGCTTCAGGATACGACTGGCTAGCAAGACGCGCTTGGTTAGTGGTCAATGCTTCCAAATACTCAAAGCCATTCACATTCTTTGCCAAACCTGCCTTTTCAACCAGGCCACGAACGATTTCGTTTGGTTGATCAACCATGCGGCCCAAGAGAAAAGACTCTGTGCCTCCCTTGGCTTTGGACTGCACCACATAGGCGCTGTAAGCCAGATCACTCAGGCTCTTGCCCAGGTCGGCGATTACAGGATTGGGGACGCCAATTCTCCGCAACTCATCAAGGGCTTGTTGCGCCTCTGCTGGGGTTAGATTGTCCTTCTGAAGGTAGCTTGCCAGCATCTTAGATGCCGCTGTTTCTTGGTCACCAATACCTGCTGAGTTCAGCACGTTCTTGATTAGAGTCCCTGCGCCTTTGACTGCAATGGGAACAGTACCACCAATCAAACCACCAAAAACACCACCCAAACCAGCTTCTGAAGCAGCATCTTTTTCGGCAAAACCATAGCCTGATAAAGCACCAGTGCCAGCACCAACAGCCGCAGTGCGACCAACTTGTCCCGCGGTGGTTGTTCCAGTAATTGCTGCTTGGGTGGCTGGAGCCAATCTGGTGACCTGTTTTGCTGCACCAAAGGGAACAACCAAACTTCCACCAATCTCTAAGGCAGTCTTGGTGATGGGCATATCCATGCCAAACTGCTGCTGCTGCGCTCTCAACTGGTCACGTTGGCGCTCATACTCGGGGCCACTAATTGCACCCGTTCGCAAAGCTGCTTCCAACTCGTCAAGCGTACCAAAGGTAACGCCAGCACCGAAAGCACGAACGCCCTCTGCAATGCCAGAGTAAGGAACGTCCTCAGCCAAGACCGAATTTATCGCCCTAGGTTGGTCAGCCAAAGGTGCGTCTTCAAAATTAGCCATTATGGTTTTGTCCTTCTTACGCCTTTGGGGTCAATGAAAGGTGTACCAGATGGGTACTTCGGGTTCTTCAAGAAGCTGTTGTAGTCAGCATTGTTGATGACATGAACATCAAACTGAGGTACTTGCACAGGCTCTTTTGGAGGCGCAAAGCCAGCGTTTGCCCTGCGTCTCACAACACTGTCCGCTGCATCTTTTGCCCTGCGGACATTGATATCCAACAAGCGGTTCATCGCTGATGCCGCCGCCTCTGGTGACTCTGAACTCAGCAGTTCTTTTGCAGCACGTTCTGCATCACCCTCGGTCTGGGTTCCCTTGTTTAAGCGCAAACTCTCATTGGTAAGAATGAGCAAAAACTTGTCGTAGTTTTCACGCGCAATAACATCAGGGTCTTGAGAACCAAACACCTGCCTTGCTCGGATGCTTGCTTTGTCTTTCAGACCAAATTTGATATCACCAGATTTAATTTGATTAATGAATTTGTTGGTATCGGCTGCAAGGTTTGTTGAGGCTTGAGCAACTGAAAAATCTTGCTCTTCCTCTTTTGCAAGGTACGATGGGAGTGGCTTGTTTCTGCGTTCTTCTTCTTTTCGATCACGCTCAATCTGGGCGTTTTGCTCTTGCAATGCCTTAGTCGATCTTGCCAGTTGCAAAGCTGCTTCAGAGTTTGCCAAGCCTTGCCGTCTAAATTCATTTGACTGTTCTTGCTGCGCTTTAATTTGAGCCTGTGTCTGAGCATACTGATCTGCCCGTTGGGTCATGTCAGCAAGTTCTTTCACCCGTGCATCAACCTTCTCAGGGTCAAGAATCCCGTCTGCAAACGACTTAGACAATTGGCTTGCGTATGATTTGACGTTCTTAGGAATAGTCGGGTCATCAGTAAACGCAGTAAACGGATTGACCTCTGCACCGCCAACCGCACCAAGTCGGCGAATGTCCGGCAAGATGGCTGCTTGCGATTTGATTGCCGCCATACCTTGAGGGAATGTCTGCAACTCAGAAAGCACCGTCTGATTGACAGTTCCATCAGCGTTCTTCAATTGGGCGACAAGTTGAGCAGCACGTTGCTCTTGAGCAGCAGTTTGCTGTCTAAGAAGTTCAGCCTGTTGATTGCTCTGGGCAAGTCGTGCTTGTTCACGGAACTTCGGGGCCTCCAATCGCAAACCAAACGCAAGTTCCTGGTCACCAGATTCCAATGCCGCTTGTGCTGCCGAGTCAAATGTTTCAGGGCGTGCTGGATCAATCGTGCCCAAGATTTGCTGACGCATACTGGCACGGCGCAACTCAGGGTCTTGACCGCCCAAAGCACCACCCAAAGCACCAGCAAGCATATTTGCCCCGCGACCAATGGCGAAGTTGGCCTGTTGGAAAGGGTCTAGCTTGGCAAAGGCCAAAGCCTGTGCATCAGCCGCTGCTGCCCGTTCTTGCTGGAGTCGCTCAGGCGATACGCCGAATAAGGTGTCTACGATTGTTGCCATGTCTTACTCCTTAGATGCCATACTGCTTGAGTACATCGCTACCCGCTTGACCATAGCCACCAACATCAACAAAAGGCCCAGTATTACTGGATCTCAAGTATTGTTTTAGTGCGTCTTGCAACATGGGGTTGTTACTGGCACTGGTCAAGGCTGTGGCAAACGGGTTGTAAGCATTGGCGGCAAATCTACTAGCTGCTGCGCTAGTGCCACCAGACAACAAAGCCTGTGCCCCAGATGGGCTGGCGATACGACCACCCAATGCCGAGCCAATGTCGAGCGATTGTTGGCCCAAGCCCTCTAGGTTTTGCATCTGCTGGAGATAAGCCTCATACGGGCCAAGCGCCGCAACTTGGCCTTGATAACTCTGCGTCAACAGATTGCCACCAGTTGCAAACAAACCAGAACCAAATCTGATTTGATCCATAGCGCCTTGAGATGCTTGGGTTGCTAATAGCGCATCTTGTTGCGCCAAAGCGTTGTAGTAAGCCTCAGCTTCAGGAGAGGCCGCACTTAAACCCATTGCACCACTTGGACGTAATCCAGTTGCGCCTACTGCCAAGCCGCCACGACCAGTGTTGAACAAGCCCTGTTGCAGTTGCGCTAATTGACGCTCACGGCTAGGGGCAAAAAGGTCTTGCTGCTGGGCCATAAACCGTGCTTCAGCCTCCTGTGGGCTTTCAGCCAAATATCCCTGCCCTAGCCTGAAAAGATTTTTTGCCGCGCCTTGCAGGGGTGCATACTGCTTTTGAGCATTTGCCGCTTGATCAAGCGCACCACCCGCCAATCCCATGAATCGGTCTTGATAGCCTCGGAGTGTTGGGTCTAGTGTGTAACTCGCACCCATGACACGCCCGTCTGGGCCTGTTTGGAACTGCGACTGACCAAAGCGGGTCGTTATACCCACTGGTCGGAACCGCGCCTCTTCAGCCGCTATTCGTGCGGCCTCAAGTTGAGCGCCAGCCTGTGTGTTTGCCGCTTTTCGAGCAGAACGGCCTGCTAATGCTCCACCCAGTAAAGCGCCACCCGCCAAAATAAGTGCTGGAATCGCCATGTTATTTCTCCTCTTGCAAAATTATGCAAATTCGTTCGTTTTCTCGAAAATAATCTTCTTTGCTCATGTGAGAAAAGAACGCTTGATGACCTTTTTCAATGTTGCACATCAAAGGTCGTGTCTCGTAGATGCTGCATAAGTTGTCTTCTGTTATGTAGCTGCAATTAATTTTTCTGCAACACGCACCACATTTTGAACAATTAAACGAGGCTTCTGTGCCAGCAGGGATAACCGCTTGCTTGGCATACAGTCCATCGCTAAAGTGATGTGTGATCATTCTTTACCTTACTGCGGCAATTGCTTGCCAAGCTGTGAAGAGACTTTGGGCGTCAGCGGCGTGTCCATCAGCTTTTTCTGCCAACTCTGAATATTCGCGAGTGCATTGCTCGAATACGACTGAGAGGGTATTGGCGTAGCTAATGAGGGAGGCGTCGGTAACTTCGGAGAAGGTGGCACGACTGGCAATGAGGTCGTCGCGCAGCCTGTCACGCTCATTGCGAGCAGCAGTGGCATCAACCACATTGCGCCGAACAATCTCAACTGCTTTTCTAAGTGCTGCATCTTTTTCCTCTTGCATCTGCTGGGTTTTAGCCGCAGCCTGTTCTGTCGCCACTAACACCGCCTGCGTGTGCTCAAGCACCATCTCGTCAATCTTCCCATTCAGCCTCCACCCATTGGCAGTCCAGCCTGTGAGCAGCCCCACAGCCAGCGCACCTGCGGTAACGTAGGGCAGCGGTAGCATTACTCAACCACTGGTGTTACAGGAGCAACAGGCTGAACTGGGTACAGCAGCACATCGTCTTGGGTTCCAATGACGGGGGTGATGCGACCATGCACCAAGTCGGTAATCATTTCGTTGTCAGCCAGCTTGCCCGTAAGCGCGTTGTTGCTGCTGTTGATGGCAATCTCAGCGTTCTTGGTAATGCTATAAACCTGCGTGATGCTAGGCACAATCAAAGCGGCCCAAGGCAACAGCGTCTCAGCCACACTCTTGGGGGCTGCAATGGCTTGTTGGTTCTGCTTTGCACCAGCGTTCTTTAACGCGAAATACATCAGACCCATACCTTTGGCTTGTGCGTCACCCTTTGCGGCCATCTCAGCCACGGCCATATCAGCACGCATTTCTTGCTCTGCTTGACGCTTTTCACGCTCGGCAATAGCCGTGTAATAAGCACTTTGATTGGTGGCGCATCCAGTCAAGGCGACTGCGGCGACAAAGGTTGCAACGAGTTTCATTTGATTTCCTTCAACTGTTGAAATTACGGCTTAGGATACTTGGCTTTGACTGCCAAACATTCAGAAATGTACTTGTCGATTTGCGCCTGATCGCCCTTCACAACACCGTCGATGTAGTCTAGCAACGATGGGTATTCGGCCATCCGCTTCTCAGCGTAAGTCAGTTCAGGCGCTGCTGGTTCTGGTTCTGGCTGTGGCAGATTTTCAAGCACCCAAGCACCGTTCCACTTGGCACGCTGGCCTTCAGGGATGGCAGGTGGCGCTGTATCAATTGAGCCACTAGGGAGCAAAAACACCCCAGGCTCAAGTGGCGACTCTTGAGCAGAAGCCAAACCGATAAAGTAACCTGATGCGTTTAATTGACAAACTTGTTTCATGAGATACCTCAGAATTTAATACAGGCCAACAAAGCCACGTTAACAGGGCGAGTCTCCGTGCCGCCAGTAGAAACAATTGCGCCAGTGTCGTTGTAAATGCTGCCAGAGCCGCCAATACTGTTACTTGCGCCAGCGGCCACGTAAGTCTCCGCAGGGCCATCAATTCGGTGGGAGTGGCTGCTTACCGAGCCACGAACCCGAATGTCATGGTTGTGCGCCTCAACGTCATAAGACTGAGCAGAACCAAACACACGACTGGTATCAAGACCACGACCATCATCCCAGCCACGGATGAACTCACCACGCAGGTCGGGCAGGTTAAAGGTTGTTGAGCCGTCACCCACACCAAATGTGGTTCCAGTCACTGCAAACAAGGCGGCATAAGTAACGCGAGACACCGCTGCGCCGTTAGCTGCCAAAAAACCAGTTGGGGCTGCGTTTGCGGCAAAGTAAAGCACCACTCCAGTAAGAACAGGAACGCTGCTTGAGTCTGCCTTGGTTGCAATCGCCGTTGAGATGTTGTTGAACTCGGTGTTAATCTCCGTGCCCTTAACAATCTTCAGCGGATCACCAGAGGACAATGCGTCCTTGGTGGCAAAATTAGTACTTTGAACGTAATTACTCATGATATTTTCCCATCTTTCGATTGAATCTCAATGCGCTGAATCGACAAAGGCGATCCGTTGATGTTGGACTCGTAACCTGTTTGCACGATTTTACCGCCGCCAGCCGCTGGAACGGAAAGTGTTTGCAAAGCAACACCGTTGGCGTATTCCGCGACTGGAGATCCATTAGCGCCGTACTCCGCTACACCATACTCAGACACACCTTGCAGAGGAATTTGAGCGTTTACAGATTGATAGTTGGCAACAAAATCAAAACCAAACTTCACGGTGACAGACTGATTTGATCCGCCAATCACCACTACTTTGATCCGCTTGAGTAAGCTGGTGACGTTCTGATTACCCAAATCGGCATGGTTGGTGTAGTACATCAACCGATAAGGGCTGGTGTGGTCTTGATACGTGCCGTACTTGCAGACAAACCCATTTTTGCCAACCAAAACATCTCCATTACGCTTTGACAACAATGAGGTAGGAGCAATTGAGTCCCACCGAGTTACTCTGAAAGCGCCATCTTCTAGTTGACCACGAGTGTCAAAACAGTAGACCTCACTCACAGAGGGAAGCGTCAACAGGTAGAAAGCCTTTGATTCTGAGTAAACAGACTTAATGTTCTTCTTTACCTCATCGCTGACAATCTGGATTAAGTCATTGCGGATGTTCTTGGACAAGTCGCCCACAGGCAAAGACTTCTCAATGATGGTTCTGGCAAAGCTGCGGACACCAGAGTTTGACAAAAACAACACATCCTTACCCGTCTGCTGGATGGAATCTCGGGCAATACACCCAATACCACCCACGGAGTCAGACAACAAGAAAGTGATCGGAGATGTCCCTGCTGGATTGTTTGCGCCCTGGTACACAAGAATCTGACGCGACCCGAAAATGATCAGGAAGTTGTTGTGCGCCGCTAAGCCTGTGATGTTGTCAGCGCCGTTGGGCCAAACCGTATTGATGTTCAAAGAACCAGAGGATCCACCCGTCCAGATGTGTCCAGACAACAAGTCCGAGAACGTGATCGTCACATTGTCGGTTGACGTGTCTGCCACCCACAAACGCCCGTAAGCAGAAATAACGATGTCTGCGAGGGGCACAGTACCTGCATACCCTGCTTTCTCGCTCACACGCCGAAATGTGGTCGTGCTGACCGCTGGATCAAAGATCAATGGGTCATGGGCCTCTTGGAAGAAGTAGGTAATCCCGTTGAGTGATGCAACAGACCAGTTACTTGCTGTGATGGTCGGAGCAGTACCTCCACCACCGTAGGTCAACTCAACCACAGCATTTGAGCCGTCTAACTTAAACAGCTTGTTGTTGCCAGCAAACAGAATAGTCAGAGTGCCGTCAGCCTGCACCAACTCATGCATGACCGTGACATCATTCGCGCCCAAATTGCCAGAGGATGCGTTGACCCGACTGAACCCCTCACGCGCTCCAATTCGACCAAACTGGTCAATGATGCAGTTGGTCGCCACCAGAGCAAAGCCACTCGCCAAATCCAAAGGCGAGTCCTGAGTATTCAGGCCAAAGAAACCTGGCGCTGAGACACTGGCGGTCTGGATGACTTGGCTCATATTGCTAAGAACTCCTGTTGTTCAGGGTAGCGTGTGCCTTCCAAGGCAATGCTGTCAGCCAGCATCCCGCGATAAAGCTGGTACGCCTCAGAAGAACTCAAACCTTGATCTTCGCCACGCTCCACCAAAGCCCTTGCATAGGCGTTCTGCACCACTAGGGTGTCCGACACCAAAACAACCGTGTTATCAGCCGCTAAAGGGGCTTGTGGGACGGTTAGCGAAAAGGGGATGGAGTAAACACCATCTGGACGGGGAAACAACACCACCTTGGTGTCGCCGTTGTTGTCAACACCGTCAAAGGCATAGTAATTTGGCTTGCCCGAAACAGGTGCAGACAAGTTCTGAAAACGGTTCATCTCTACAAAAGAGATGTTCTCCATCTGGATCAAATCAGTGACGTTCAAGACATCTTGGACAGAGAACTTCTGCCCTGCGCCCGTCAGTGAGTAAATGTAAGTGCCGGGGGTTGTGGTGACTGTGATGGTCTGCCCCAACACGTTCCAGTTGAAGGCATCTTCGATCTGGCGCTTGGCATCGTTGACAAAACGACCAATCAGCGTTGAATACTGCGTTTCAGCATTGGTAGACACTTGAGTTTCGCGCAAGCGAACCAAGACATCGTTAATCAATTGTAGGAAGGTCATTTTTTGTTCCTTGCTGAGATGGCTTTAGCCTTTGCTCGGGCATCCTCTTTGGATGATGCGCCCCAAGCCTTGAGACTTAACAGCAAGCGAGTGGGCTTACCATCCTTCATCTCTGGCCCAGGCATATTGCCCATCCGTGCGAGAAAGGAGGCCCGTCTAGGGTTGTCGCCACTCTTTACAGGTGGCTTTAGATTGCCACCCGTCTCTGTATTGTACGATGCTCTGCCCTTGGCGTTCAAGCCGCCTTTTGGATTTTGACCAGCTTTTGTTTGCCAAGTAGGGGTTTTCATCGAAATCCTTTAGTTGCTGCCCCGCAGCTTTGCCAGCACGTTTTTCAAGTGTTGCAGCAACTTGCTTAACAAAGTTGAGACTTTTAACCGCATCCAGTGGTAAACGGCACTCACCTGTTCCAGTAATTTTTGGGGAACTTTCATTTTTTAACCTTTTTGGGAGGGAAGTGCGTCAAATTTTTGCTGCTGGCGGTGTGTTTTGCACCCGTCATCAAAACACCACCCTCTTTGTGGGTTGGGCCTTTGTAGGGTTTACCATTAGGCAGGTAGTGTTTGGCTTCCTTGCTCATCACTTGGCCTTTTTCGGGGGCTTTGCAGTCTTTGCTGCCGCCTTAAAGTCAGCGGCAGTAGGTGCAGCCTTGGAGCCGACCTTGTTCATTTTCTCGCCAGAACCAGCCTTTATACGGGCACGTTTGGCGTTGATATTGGCATAGAGTCCAGGTTTCATTTCTTTTTCGCCTTTCCTGCTTGAGATAGCGCAATCGCAATCGCTTGCTTGGGATTCTTGACCACCTTTTTATTGGAGGTCAACTCGCCAGCCTTGTACTCGCGCATGACCTTGCTGATCTTTGCTTGAGTTTTGGTCTTTTTCATGATGCCTCAGTACAAGATTTTGGCTGTGATTGAACCAGCAGACCAAACGGTGACGTTGGCTCGCAAATACTTGGGAGCATTGGCGACAGTGACAATGCCATTGGCTGTCAAAGCAGTGCCGACAGTTGACCAGTTGGAGCCGTCTAAGCTGCCCTCTAGAGCAACTGTGGCAGTGGTGATACCTGAGACTTGCAAGAACGCTGGTTGACCAGCATCAGCTTGCACAGCGGTAGACGCACCAGTGGCCCCAACAGCACTCAGAAGTGTGATTGGTTGAGTTAAGGAGGCCATTATTTAGCCTTCTTTGCTTTGCTGGCTTGGCTCTTGGCAGTCCGTGAACCGCGCAGAGGCATGGCCTTGGAAGGCTTGCCAACTGCCACCATGATGGTCAGAGGCATAGACTTCTTGTCTTTTTTGTCTTTGGCGTTTTTAGGCATCATCATGATGAATCCTTAAATGGTTGACTTACGTGGACGCCCCATCTTCTTAGGTGGGGGAGGGTTCATGGGTAGAGGTTTAACCTCTGGCTCTGCTGGTTTTTCATCCACCCGCACATAACCTGCATGGCCCCGCATGGTGTCGATGTCATGCTGTTGGGTGAAGGTGATTGTGTTGCCAGTCTGGACGCAACGAAATGTAGCCATTGTTCTCTCACAAAAAAGAGGGCCGAAGCCCTCTTATTTAAACCATGCGACCAATAACAAGACGGACAGTGGTGGATCCTAAATCCACTGCTGCACCAGTCGTGTTGGTTGTCGCAATCGTCACCACGTTTGCAGCGGAGACATAAGCACGGCGCACAAGCCCTGCTTCATCAACACCAGCAGACATAGAAATCACCATGTCACCCAAGACAACGCCTGGAACTGCCACGGTATCGGTTGCTGCCTCTTGATCGGCAACGGATGCCGAGTTCAAAGTGCAGGTAATAGCCCATGTGTCACTGAAAACACCACGGAACTGGTCGTTACCTCGACGCGAGGTAATTGCGGTTGCTGCTGCCATGATCTAACTCCTTAAAGTTAATGCCCCCATTTCTGGGGGCTTGGGGGTTAGGCTGGCACGACGAGAGCAAACAAAGATGCAGACTTAGCCGCACCAACGGATGCTGCGTTACGCAGACCAGCAACACCATACAAGGTGTCCGAGGTGAACAAGGTCGACAGGTAGTCTTGCTTGTACTGGACTTGCGAACGGATGCCCATTTGCTCGACCAACACCATCGAATCACGGTGACCCATCAAGCACACACGGGCTGCGTTTGAGCCGCTGGTCGTGTCAGCGTTGGAGGTGGTGAACACGGGGATGCCGTACAGGTTGCCGATTTCGCCGTTGCGGATTGCATTGCCATCACCAACAAACGCTTGTTCGGTGTAACGAGCCAAGCCCATCAGCGTGTTACGGCTGGAGGGTGGGATCACAAAGAAACGCTGATCCATTGGGGTGTCGTTGTCGTCCAAACGCTGGATGGTGCGACGAATGGCAGCATCGGTCAATGCGCTTTCGTTGTTGTTTGCAGCAACATAAGCGGTAGTACCGTCACCACCAGCAAAGCCACCAGCGTAAGCACTGTTTGCAGCGTTGCCACCGTTAGAACCACGACCCACTTGAATCAAGTCGCTGTCCACAGCCTTGGACAAAGCATAACCAGCGTCCGAAGTGTAGAACTGGCGCAAAGAGGCCAAGGCTTGTGCTTCAGTGATGTCTTCAATGAAACGGCTGTATTCAAAGTGACGGTTGATGCTCACCAAGACTTCCGACTCAGTGTCAGCAATCAAAGTAACAGCAGTGGATGCAGCCTTCAGAGTGGCGCTGCCACGGGTAGGCGAGGGAATGTGAACCGTGTCACCCTTTTTGCCTTTGAAGTTCATCTTCATGACGAGGTTCGCCATAACGAGGTTCTTCTTGTAAGCAGCGACGATTTCATCGCTCCAAATCTCAGGGATAAAGGTTGCTGCGGTGGTATTGGTTACCTGGGGGGTAGGATAGGCCATGTTGAATTCTCCAAAATTGAAAAGTTAGGTCATTTGACCCGACCCTCTGCGTACGCTGTGAGAATTTCCTCGTTCAGCGCATCGTATCGGGCTGGATCGGTCATTTTGAGACGGATCAGGTCTGCCCTGCGGTAGACTCGTTTGGAACTCTCGCCACTACCCCCCACATCAACTTGTGCAGCTTTCATGCTCTTGGCCCGTGTAGCGTCTGACGCTTTTTCGGACTGTTGAGCCTTGATGCCACGCAATTCCTTGTAGGTGGTCAGCAGTTCATTCGCTGAATCGTAGTCAAAGTCACCATCAGCACGTGCATACAGCCCCAAGCGGATGGGCGATGCTTTCACCCAGTCTTGGAACCCCGTGTCATTCACGATTTGCGTGAAGTCAGGATGCTCTTGCGATAGCTTCTGCTGAATCTGCATCTTTTTGAAGTCTTGGCTAGCAATTCTGGCCGCGACCACATCTGGATGCTTGTCGATTGTCGATTGAACCGCCTTTTGCGGGTTCTCAAAAAAATCTACTTCCGGTTCATCTTGTGTAGCTGGTTGCTTAGAACCTAAGTTTTGCTTGATCAACTCGTCAGCCAATTTTCGGACTTCACCGACCTCCTGGGCCTGTTTTCCAATCAGCTTTTCAGCTTCTTGGTGCATCCGCACAATTTCCTCCAAACTTTTTTCCCTGTATTTCTCAGGAAGTTCGTTCTTTTGCTCTTCGACTTCAAGTTCGCCAAGTTCTTCTGGTTCTTTGTCAATCAACATACTGGTTCCTGCCTTTTGGGTTGTAGGAGAATCAACGCGACAAAATTGTTTATGCGTTGGCTTTGCGCTCTGCGGCTAACTTCTCGCGGTGCTTTTGGTCAAATTTCATCCATGAAGAAGGAAAATTGCCCGACCACCCCTCTAAGTTAATCGCTGGTGCGCTTATGACACGATGGGCAAGCCCACCGCATCCACACGGCACTTCAGCAGTCTCATAATCTGCCAAAGCCTCCGTGCGATGTCCGCTTTCGCAGACAAATTCATACATTCTTTTCATTCAATTCCTCGTATGCTCGCTCACTGACACCTTTCAGGGTTGTCAGCCAAGTCATAATTGAAATCTCGCCTTTGCGAAATTGTAGACTTTTTTCATCCGCAATGGTAGAGATGTTGTTCATTGCTTGCAACATCAAGTTGGCATCCTCCATCAGGTCACGCCAACCAGGATGTGAAAACAGGTCAAACCTGTCCTCATAGTATTTCTGCAATTCTGGTGACATTTTTAACCTTTTACGTGTCCAGCAGCCCAAGCCACAACAGCGCCTACTGAACTGGCGATGGTCATGCCCATCCAAAAACCTCCACGGCCTTTGTTTGCCAATGCAAGAAGTTCGTCAAGCTGGTGTTCCATCTTGTCTAACTTTTTATCCACGACTTCAAAGCGGCGCTCGTAATCCTGCACTTTTTGCCAAAGCGCACCATACTTAACGAGGTCAATTTCAACAGGATCCATTTGTTTAACTCCGCTTTTATCAAGATGGGGCGATGTTTTCGGTTTGATTATCCCGCATTGGGTTCTGGTTGAACAGGGTCAGCGGAAGATGGCAACGGACGCGTATTTAACGTCCGCAGCAGTACCACTTCGCGTGTTTGTCGTAAAGCCAACAGCCGTGGTTGTTGGGACAAGTTCATTTTGGTTGGCTCCAGAAATAGTGGAGGCAATGCTTGCGCCAGTTAAGGTCGCCGATCCGAATGACCCAGTGGATATAGCGACCACACACGCATAGTCTGCGTCAGGCATCGCAGTTGTAAAGTTGATGGTGTAGCCTCCAACCCCTTGGTCCGTGATGCTAGTCACGTTACCAGCAGCCCTGATCGCCACGGTGCCTGTGCCGTTGAAGTTCACCCACGCACGGCACTTGTAGTTCTCGGTGCCATCAGGGTTGACCCACGTATTGAACTTTGCCGTGCTCATGGTTTACAGCCCTTCAACGATGGTCTTCAACGCGCCCACATCCGACGCAGCGTCGATGCTGGTCTGCACCGTGGCGTACTTGTCGCGCACAGCTTGACGCGCAGCTTCAGCAGCGGCGGCTTCAGAGGGGATGGTGGCCTTCACGTCCAGAGGTGCGAACTCGGCAGCACGGGCTGCACGGCGCTTGTCGTGGGCGATGGTCTTGGCTTTGTCGATGTTGATTCCGATGGGCATCTCAGTTCTCCTTATTCAAAAGTCCACGCATCGCGGAAAGTTCGGTCGGTGGGGATGTCCTCCACGTCCACGATCTGGAAGGCTTTGCCTTTGGGCACGGCCAAGAGCACCTGCTCTTCAGTCACGCCGGGGGCTGGGACGATGATGGACACGCCACCTTCGTCGTTCGGATAAATCACACGTTTGTCTTGCATTTGAATGCTCCTTTAAAAAATGGTTTAGCGGAAGATGGATACGCAGACGATGGTCAAGTCCGCGAGGCTGGTCGAGCTGTACGTGATAACCTGAACCGCGCTTACGGTGGGAGTTCCAGTCGGGTGGCTCATGCCGGAGGAGTTAAACGGGTTTGCTTGTGTGTGAATTGCATAGTTCGCATCCGGCATTGCTGTCGTGAAGTTTACGGTGTAGTTTCCGGTCGAATTGTCCGTGATGCTGGTCACGTTAAAGCTGGCCCTGATAGCCACCGTGCCCGTGCCGTTGAAATTGACCCAAGCCTTTGCCGAGCCTTGCGCCACGGTTGCGACTGGTACTGTTTGGTCTCCCGCTAGGTTGGAGAGCGTGTCTGCTTTGATGGTGCTCATGGTGTGTCCTTAGCGGAAGATGGATACGCAAATAACTGGGTAGTCATCGTAGACGCCCGCTCTATCAAGCGATTGAATTTCCAAGGATGTTGTCAAATACCCAGCAGTATTTCTTGGACGAACCCCCAAGTTTGTTGTAGAGCGTGCCAACAATGGCAATGGTCGTTTGTATGTGCGTATCCAAAACGGCTATGAGCTAGATGAGTTGCACAATGTGTCGGCTCAGAATCCTAGCAATGGACAAGTCCTGATC